TTACATTTGCTCTTAAAATAAATGCTCTATTGGCAATTCCTAAGAAACTATATGCGGCTTGTAGCCCATATTCGTTTAGCTCATAACCATTTAATGAGTTTCCTGAAGCATCTGTGTAAAATTTTGGATCTCCAAAAGTTTCTGTTAATTCTCTTTGTGATGATATCAAATAAGCTGTGTTGGCGTTAGCAGTTTGTGTTCCTTCCGCTGTGCCTGAGCCTGCCCCATTTTGTTTGTCTTGGCTAGATGCTACTATGAATAAAGGTGTTGTACCCGCATCTGATGGTACGTAGAAACTTTCGTTTATTACTGAAACCTCTACTCCTGGTGATGTCAATGTTGCCATTTTTCGTATTCTCCTTGCAAGTTACGTATATACTAGAGTTATTTATTCAATCATACGGTTTTGTTGACATATTTTACCATCTTATTGGTACCTATATAGGTGACGTAAATAAGCATATGCAAAGACCTATTTGTAAACAATGTAAGACGAAGCCAAGGGCATATGCATATAAACGTTCCGGCAAAATCTACTGGCGAAGCATGTGTGATACCTGCATAAGGAAAAATGCAGGAAAAAAAGTTGGTGGCATTACGCCTCTACAGAGATCAGGTTATAAAAAACGTAAGAAATGTGAGCTCTGTGGCTTCAAAGCACAACATCCTACTCAACTAGATGTGTTTTTTGTCGACGGAAATCTTAGAAATACTATGCAAACAAATTTAAAAACTGTTTGCGCCAATTGCCAAAGGTTGGGTGGAGTCCGTAGGTTGGGCTGGCGTATGGGCGATCTTGTTGCCGATGATTAGGTCATCCACTTTTGTATAGAGATCTTCTAATGTTCCGTTATTTTGTATTGTAATATCAAATTTGCTGTCTAGCCAATCCCATTCTGATCGATGTGCACCGTTTTCTTTCATCTGAGTTTGTGTGGGCAGTTCACCTCTTTTCACACACATTATTATTCCACCATGCGCCTTTATTGTTTTAATCTCATTTACGAATCTTGTGTCAGAAATTACAGTGTTTTGACCTTTATATCTACCTATACAACTGTCAACCCAAATTGCATCGTACATATGTCCACGCATTACTTCAGTGCCAAAATGCTGTAGTACCCATCGCGGAGTTACAGGCTTGCCAAAACGTTCGCTCCAAAATTTATCTGGTTTTTCTCTCCAGTGTCTACTACTCGTAGTGTCACCTTCTAGCATTTCTCTGTCCCAATTAAACATGGATGCCACTGCATCTTTCAAACTTTTTGCAAAACTATCTCGCACATAACCATGTTTTTCAACCAGTCTTTGTGCAACTGTGTCTTTGCCAGAACCTATTAGGCCTACTATTCCTATCAGCATTCTATGATTATACTATTTTTTTAGACGTTTTTCAATCTCTTTTTTTGCTTCGATCACAGACTTCAAGATTGTAATTCTAAGATCTTTTTTCTTCTGTTTCAAGGCAACTATGCTCATGTTCTCAAGATCCTGCACTACATCTTCAAGATCTTCAAGATCTAAATCAGCATATGTTCTGTAACGTTTCTCAGACATTACTTGTATTTAAAATATAGTGATTATCTATTAACCTATAACAAAACTATGAGGAGTTCCGCCTTCTTGGTAATTGCCAATCTCTGCGTCTAGTCTTTCCATGTCAGCAAGGCCTTCTGATTTTAAGGCATCACCATTCAAGGTGGTACCGCCCTGAGGTCCTGCAATTTGACTAAACTTACCTCTTGCTTCTCCAAGCATAACTTTCGATACAGCAAGTGTGTAATCTCTGATCCATGGCTTTGAGTATATGTCCTTAAAGAGAGTGATGTCTGGTCGGAAATTATCAGTATGCATCAAAACAGTTTCTTGATCTGCTCTTGGTCTTTGTGTAATTGTTAATTTTTTGGTTGCATTATCATAGTGAAATTGAATAAATGATCCAAATAATTTTCCAACTAATTCTTGGTATGATGCAAATGCATAATAGGTAGCAAGTCCACCAGTGGCACCTGCCCTTAAAAGATATGTGTTGGTATATGCCAAGTTGAATGGTTCGAACAGAGTACCGCCTTCACCTCCTTCTGTCCTCGAGCCAACAGTTCTTCTGTGCAAACTTCTGACGTTAATAACCTCATTAGGTAATATATAAGAATTCTGATTTTCCTTTAATTCTAAAAAAGCGTATGATTCTTCAACTGCATTTGATGATCTTTGCCTAAATCGATTTATAGCTCTTTCTAGCGCCGTTTGATAGTGTTTTGGGTCTAATTCTACATCTATCATCCCGTCACCGAGATTGTTTTTTACATAATCAAATATTTCTTGTTGGCCTGTTTGTAGTTCTGACATACTCATATTTATAGCCTTTGCCTATGCAATAAATATGTATGATATGCCAAGATTATCCATTTTTAAGCCTGAAAAGGGCAATGACTATAAATTTTTTGACCGCAATATAAAAGAGATGTTTCAGGTCGGCGGTACTGATCTACATTTTCACAAATACCTAGGACCTTATGATCAGGGTGACACAAACAAAGACGGAGATGCTTCTCCAACTATGCCACAATATTCGGGTGATAGTCTTAATGAAAGAACAATCCAGGATCTACTATTTTTGGAAAATAGAGATAGGAAGTACGCTGATGATATCTATGTAGTCAGAGGCATATACAATGTGCAAGATCAGGATTTCAACCTTTCGCAATTTGGTATGTTTTTAAGCAATGATACTTTATTTTTAACCGTACATCTAAATGATATTGTTGAAAGAATTGGAAGAAAACCAATGTCAGGTGACGTAGTGGAGTTCCCCCATTTGAAAGAAGATTATTCATTAGATGAAAGCATTCCGATTGCCCTAAAAAGATATTATGTAATTGAAGATGTAAACAGAGCGGCAGAAGGTTTTTCTCAAACCTGGTGGCCTCATCTTTTAAGATTAAAAATGAAAAGTCTAGTAGACTCACAAGAGTTTAGAGATGTAATCGGAGACGCAAATACTGAAAATTCTCTTGCAAGTTACATGTCAACTTTCAACAGGGAAAAAACTATAAATGATCAAATTGTCGCCCAAGCAGAATCCGATGCGCCAAAATCAGGATTCAATTATAAGCAATATTATGTTGCACCAATTGACGAAAGAGGCAATATAAGAACTGAAAATGTAAATACCGAAGAGCAAAGGGCAAGTAGTAGTAATACTGTCAATGCAACTTTAGACACCCCTGCAAGTTCTCATTACGGATTTTATTTAGATGGCGATGGCGTTGCACCTAATGGAAACCCAGCAGGATTTGGCATAACTTTCCCAACATCGGGTGTAGATAAAGGTGACTATTTTCTTAGAACAGATTATCTACCAAACAGATTATTTCGTTATGATGGTAACAGATGGGTGAAGATTGAAGATTCGGTCAGAATCACTATGACTAATAATGATTCAAGACTAAACTATAAAACAGGATTTGTAAATAACACAACTGAATCAACAATCAATGGACTTACAACCAAACAAAGACAGTCATTATCAAATGCACTCAAACCAAAGGCTGACAATTAATGCTACATTTTTACGAAGGACAGGTTAGAAAATTTTTAACACAGTTTATACGGATTCTTAGTAATTTTTCTGTCGAAACTGGTAGGGGTAAAAATGACTCGATAGATTTAAGAGCAGTGCCAGTGATGTACGGAGATCCGACAAGGCAAGTTGCCAATATAATTAGGAATAATAGCGAAAATGCTCTGCAATACACTCCTAGAATTGCGTGTTATGTGCGAGAATTAAATTATGATAGAGAAAGGATGCAAAATCCCTATCACATAGAGAAGCAACATCTTAAAGAAAGAGATGTAGATTCAGATGGAAATTACACAAATCAACTCGGAGCAGGGTACACTGTTGAAAAGGTCATGCCGTCGCCATTTAGACTAGAAGTGTCGGCCGATATTTGGAGTTCAAATACGGACCAAAAATTACAGATTATGGAGCAAATTTTATACCTTTTCAATCCTGATTTTGAAATACAGAAAACTGACAATTATATAGACTGGACATCACTAAGTTATGTGGAACTTACTGGAATTACATTCAGCAGTAGAACCATACCAGTTGGTGCAGATTCAGAAATTGATATTGCCACTCTTACATTCTCAATGCCTATCTGGCTTTCGCCGCCTGTGAAAGTCAAAAAGTTAGGTGTAGTGCAAAAAATAATCATGAGCATTTACGACGATGACGGAGGAATTGCTAAAGGTTTGATAGATGGCGAGCTTTTATCAAGAAGTTTTATCACACCAAACAATTTTGGTTTATTAGTTACTGGAAATCAGTTGCGATTGTTAGGAACAACAGGAATAAACGTGAGCAGTGGCGGAGATGGTTTTCAGACTGGAGCCAATGAGCCAAATAATTTTGATCCTTTTGAAACATTTGGTCCACCAATCAATTGGAAAACTTTACTTGATCAATATGGAAAGGTTACAAACGGCACCTCACAAATTAGACTTACTCAACCAGATGGTAACGAAATCATCGGCACAATTGCCACAACAACCTTAGATGACACGATACTCCTATATACTATTGACTCGGATACAATTCCTAGTAATACTCTTACTGCTGTAAAAAAAATAATAAATCCAGCAACATTCAATCCCGGCACCCCTGCAAACGGAGATAGATATCTTATTATCAACGATGTAGGCGATAGCACTGCAACTTTCCAAAGTGCAACTTGGGGATCTTTGGTTGCAAGTGTTGGAGACATTATTGAATACAATTCCACAAGTGGCAATTGGCGAGTAGCGTTTGATGCCTCAAATCCTGACTCTACACAACATTATGTAACGAATTTACATACAGGAATACAGTATAAATTCACAGGTAGTGAATGGTTCAAATCTTATGAAGGTGTTTACACACAAGGAAATTGGACAATAGTATTAGATGGCGGTGCAGGCGAATATAATGCAAGTCTTGATGCACAGACTCCTTGATAATTTTACATAAAATTGTTATAATATAGCATGGAAAAAAATATCGTATGCTCTGGTGCCTTATTTTACGCTACAAGCACAAAACGTTTTATGTTTTTACAAAGAACAGATAAAAAGACACAAGGAATGTGGGGATTGGTAGGTGGCCAGGCCAAATATACCGAATCCGCATTCGAGGGACTCAAGCGTGAAATTGAGGAGGAAGTTGGTACCTTACCAAAATTTAAAAAAGTTATTCCGTTGGAAATGTTTACTTCTAATGATCAAAAATTTTATTTCCATACCTATCTTATTGCAATTGATGGCGAATTTATTCCTCGGCTCAACAAAGAACATTCAGGATACTGTTGGACAGCGTTCGAGTGTTGGCCAAAAAACTTACACATGGGACTTAAAAATACTTTAAACAACAAAAGTATAAAAGGCAAATTACAAACTATTTTAGATCTGATCGTCTAACCAGCACTTATCTTCAAAGTACCGTTGTCGTTCCACAGTTGTCCTGCGTTGTTTGGATCACTAGTCGGCAGATCGGATACCATCACTTTGCCCGAGTCATTGACCATAACTTCACCACTAGAGTCGGGAAATTCTACGTTACGTCTTGTTGTGGATTTTCCTTTTATTCGAGTGGTCTTTCCTGTGGAACTTTTAAGCACCAAAGGTAGATCGTTAAAGGCAAATATGCCATCTGGTTGTACGACTAGCAAATTTTTGTGTTGTCCTGCTTTCCTACAAGTGAATTCTATTGCAGAATCGTCTTGGGTAGTTGTTGTGTCTTTAATTTTTACGCCAATGCTGGCATATCTAATTGTATTTCCTGCACTGTCGTTGCCTTTGAATTGTATCTTACCCAATTGATCGTTGTTTGCCGGAGACGTGCTATCTCTAGTTAGGGTCATGTGAGGCCCAGGAGCATTGGTATCCGCTTTTGTGACTAGTAACAAATTGTTTTCACTGGTTGATTTATTTCTTACTACCAGTTTGTGATAAATTTGTTTCTTGTGAAAGTCTGGATCACTGCTCGTGATCGGTTTGCCTTCAGGATCGTCATCAGCAACTTTTAAAAGACTGTAAGTTTTTTTTGCCATTACTCCTCCTTGATATACTTTTTACCTGTTAATTTTTCGATATCTCGTATCATTTCTTCCATATTAACACGCACAGTCTTGCCTGTTTTAGTGTTTCTAGAGAAGTATTCCCACTCACCTTTTTCGTTGTGAGGAGATATTTTAGTAACGTTACCTGCTTCGTCTTGAACAAAAACTTCAGCATTAGACGAGTCATCTTTTGCATATATCTGTGCAAGATCGGTACCGCCGGATGGATCACTTGCTAGTGATTTCAGTTCAATGTGTCCTGTGACCCTTAGGCTGGTATCATTCAATAACTGTAAACTGTCAGATCTAAATCTACCTGAGATGTTGTTTGATCCGTTTTTCTTGAACGCAAATTCAAGTATGCCATCCTCAGATCCGTCTGTTTTATCTAAAATTTTACCTGAAATTTTTGCATAAAGAACTTCTTGGTCAGCATCATTCTCACCTTGGAATTTGATCTGTCCGAGGTAGTCTGAGTTTGCAACACTTGAACTGTTTCTTTTCAAATTAATGACTGGTCCTGCCGTGCTTGAATCCTCTGTAGTGGTAATGTCTAATGCATCGCTTGTTGATGTGTTCGTTATTGATGCCCCTGTGCTTGTGGTTTCAAAAACAGTTGTACCATAATGTTTTAATTTTACTGCACCAGTAGAACCATCTGCTACAATATATTCAGTAATTCCACCACTGCTGTTATCTGTTGAAATTACAACATCCTTGTCATCAGCATAAGTCCTGATGTTGATATCACCTGTGGTTT